CGCGATGGCGTGAAGATTGATGACGGTACGGAACGTGGTGTTGCGTCTGTGTTGGGGATGGATTGGATTGATCCGCAGGATCGCGAACATTGGGCGGTTGATCCTGTGATGCGTCGGTTCACTGTGCGTTCGTCGGGCGGTGATCGTGATTACCTAGTGCGTGAGGCTGAAGGGCAGTGGGCGTGTTCCTGCCCGCACTTCGCTTTCAGGCGGGTTGAGTGCAAGCACATCAAATCTGTGAAAGATAAGGCGCAACTTGCTATGCGCTAATGCGTGTGTCTTGTGGTTCAATAGAAGTGCAAAGGATGGTGAACGTGGGTGGCAAGGGATCTGGTCGCAAAGCGAAACCAGTTGAACAACACATTCGTTTGGGCAATCCGTCAAAGAAAAAATTGCCTAACAAAGAACAGTTGTCGCAGGTGGTCGGTCTGCCGATCACGCACGTTCCCGACCCGCATCGCCCCCTGGGACAGACGGGGCGCGAACTGTGGGATCGCATCTGGACATCGGGCGCAGGCTGGTTGTCGCGCGGCATGGATGCGGAAATTGTGTTGATGGTCTGTGAAGCCACCGATGAGCGCACGCGCTTGCGCGTGAAGTTGCAACAGCAACCTGATGCGTGGCGTGATCGTCGGGCATTGCGTGAACTTGATCGCCAGATCATTTCGCTACTTGCACAAATTGGTTTTAGTCCTGCGGATAGGGGAACGCTGATGGCGGGTCAGCCACAACAGCACACGCTGGCTGATTTACATAAGCGCATCGCGGCAAAGCGTGCTGCCCAATAAGAAGTGGCAACCCGCTTACTTCACAAAGCGGGTTGATGCCCAAACAGACGGCGACGAACTAATCGCCTTCGCGCGCGACCACTTCAAAGTGCTGAAGGGATTTCGTGCAGGTGAAACACTTGAATTCACTTCTTGGCAGAAGTGGTTGCTGCGTTCACTGTTTGAACGTCGCGCCAGCGATGGAAAACTTCGCTATCGTCGTGCGCTGATCGGACTGCCGCGCAAGAACGGAAAGTCACTGATGGGTTCTGCGATTGCGGTCTATTCCATGATTGCTGGTGAACCTGGCGGCGAAATCTATGCGGTGGCATCCGACAAAGATCAGGCGCGGATTATCTTTGGCGAAGCGAAACAACAAATCTTGAATTCGCCAGTTCTGTCTGCCGAAGCGCGCGTGCTACGCGATGCAATTGAAATGCCGCGCTTCGGTTCAGTATTTCGCGTGTTGTCATCAGACTTTCGCGGGCAAGCAGGACTAAACCCATCAATTGTGTTATTTGATGAATTGTGGGCGCAGAAAACAAGTGACCTGTTTGAACAGATGGTTCAGGGTTCGGGCAACCGCCTGGAACCGCTGGTCATTTCCATCACTACTGCTGGCTATGACTTGGCGACCCTCGCGGGACAGATGTATCAATATGGGAAAAGTGTGTCGGCTGGGGAAGTGGATGATCCTTCGTTCGGGTTCTGGTGGTGGGAAGCGGATGCTGACTGCAAGATTGATGACCCTAAGCAGTGGCGCAAAGCCAATCCGAACATTGCCGAAGATCTGATGAGTGAAGAAGATTTGCAAACAGCGGTGCGTTCTTCGTTTGAAGGATCGGAAATGTCGGTGCGTCGTTGGCGGTTGAACCAGTGGGTGCGATCGCAAGAAAGTTGGTTGCCTGTCGGGGCGTGGGAACAGTGCCGTTCGGATCTTGGACTTGATCCAGATCTACCTGTATGGGTGGGGATTGATATGGCTTTGAAACACGACAGCATTGCTGTTGTCATTGCACAGCCGCAGGATGATCGGGTTGTTGTTCGTTCAAAGATCTGGCAACCGAAAGACGAAGGCGTTGATGTGCTGGAAGTGGAAACTTATTTGCGAGAACTGCACGCAACATACACGGTGAAAGAATTTGCGTTTGACCCCGCCTACTTCATGCGATCTGCGGAAGCATTGATAGATGACGGATTGCCGATGGTGGAATATCCGCAAGTTGGTCAGCGCATGATCCCCGCCTGCGGTCACGCATACGAACTAATTGTGAAAGGCAAGATTGCGCATGATGGTTCCCCGACATTCACCGACCAGGTTCTATCTGCGGCACAGCGCATGACAGATAATGGTTGGCGGCTAAGTAAAGGCAGAAGCAGGCGAAAAATAGACGCTTGCATTGCTATGGTTATGGGGTTAGATAGGGCAACCAGAAAACAAACAGCAATCATTGACACTGCCCCAATGGTTCTAAACATCTGGAAATGAAAACAATGTTCAAACACTTCACCAGGGATCGCATCACAACTGGCATGGAACTGGTCGGTTTCGTGTCACTTCTGGTCGGAATTGGATCGTTTTCAGTTCCAATCGCGGCAATTATCGGTGGAATTGTTCTAATTCTGGCAGGGGTGTTTAGCGCATGAGCATCATTAGATGGCGCGAGAAGCGCGCACTTCCAAGCAACATTGATCCATACGGGATCACTGCACGCCCGTTCTTTGAAAACTATTCAGGTGAATTGGTCAACGAAACGACGGCATTTGCGCATTCCGCTGTTCTTGCCGCTGTGACTTTGCTTGCTGACAGCGTGGCGACCATGCCTGTTGAACTGTACCGCACGCGCGGCGGCAGATTGGAAAGATTGCCGACGCCTTCAGTGTTCATCAAACCGAACAATCATCAGACGATGTTTGAATTCGTACATCAGACAATGACGACGCTTGCGCTTCATGGCAATGCATACATCTATGCACCTAAGGGTTCCAACGGTTTGCCTGTTGAGATGCGCAACCTGCACCCGTCAGAAATCAAGAACGTGGTCTACGACGATCAAGGCAACGTGATCTACACAATCGGCAAGTCAGAATTCACGCAGAAAGACATCCGCGCAATTCACTGGCTGATCCTTCCCAACCAGCGGCGCGGCATCAGCCCGCTGGAAGCCATGCGCAACACGATTGGCATGGGCATCGCGATGGATCGCTTCTTGTCGCAGTTCTACGGCGAAGGTGCAACACCGCAATCAGTCCTGGAAACAGAACAGCAGTTGACCACTGAGCAGGCACAGGTGTTGCGTGACAACTGGACGGAAGCGCATTGGAAGCATCGCAAGCCTGCCGTGCTAACAAGCGGGCTGAAGTGGCGACCAGTCACCACCAGCGCGGCTGACATGGAAATGATTGCGCACCGTGAAAGCATCGTGCGCGACATCGCGCGCGCTTACCGCATCCCGCTGTTTCTGTTGTCGGGTACTGGTGGCGACACGCAAACGTACACAAACGTTGAAAGTACGGGCTTGAATTTTCATCGCTACACCCTTCTTGCATGGTGTCGTCGTCTAGAAGATGCCTTTTCTGAACTTCTGCCCATCACGCAACGGGTTGTGTTCAATGCAGATGAATTTACGCGCGCCGATTTGATTACTCGCGTGCGCGCGCAACAGATGCAGATCATGGCAGGCACGTTGACACCGAATGAAGCACGCGAAATTGAAAACCGCGAACCGTATGAAGGCGGCGATCAATTCGTTATGGGCTTTGCTGGCGCGCCGCTTGCTGGCATTGAAGGCGGCGATTTGCCGACGTTGGGTACAGATCAGGTTCCACCTGAGCGCAGTTATCGCAACGAAGTGATCGTTCACCAAGCACCACAACCGCAACCGATTGTTGTGCATGAAACGCCGCAGGACATCAACATTCAATTCCCTGAACAATCAATCAATGTTGAACCGCCGATCATCAACATGGAACCGCAGACAATCAACATCCCTGAAACAGTTGTGAATGTGTCAGTTCCCGAACCGCGCATGATCCGTCGCAGGGTTGAACGTGATGCAGATGGGCGCATCGCACAGATCATTGATGAAAGGGTTGAATAATGGCTGCTGGCATTTCTGATTATCTGGCAAATGAATTGTTGGATGCTGTTGGCAACAATGGATCATTCGCCGTTGCAACTGTGTATGTTCAACTGCACGTTGGCGATCCTTCAAGCAATGGGACAGCCAACCCCGCAACTGAGACCACACGCAAAGCAGCATCATTCGGTGCAGCAAGTGGTGGGGTGTTGACCAGTGACGCTGCTGTATCGTGGACAAACATTGCTGGTTCGGAAGATGCAACGTTTTTTACAGCATGGGATGCTGAAACTGCGGGCAACTTTTTATTTTCTGGAACGATTACAGCCAATGCATATTCCGCAGGCGATACGTTCACGATCCCTTCGGGAAGTCTGACGGTTTCACTGACACTGGCTTCGTAGTCGGTCATGGCATTCAGCCGCTTCACGCTGGATGTCAGCGCATTAGATGATCCCCTGGTTGGACTGGGGGGCGAGAATTTCCCGATGGAAGGCACTGCGTCTGCGGTGCTGGGTGAAACAACAGCAACAAGTGCGGGTGTTGTTTCGGTTGTTGCTTCCGCTATTTCTGCTTTGGGTGCAGTCAATTCTGTGGCTGGTGGCGATGTCGTTCAAGTTGGTTCGGCGGCAGCATCATTCGGCGCAATCGCGGCACAACTAAACGCACAAATTGAACACAGCGCAACTGCTGTCAGTGCTTTGGGCATTGTTGTGGCTTCGGGTGAAGCGATCATCACAATCACAGCCAGCGGCGCAACAGTCATACCTGGTGCAACAATTTTCGCGGAAGGCGTAGTTGTCCCGTCTGGCGAAGGTGTAATGACGGCAGATCTTGGCGCGTTGGATGCATCAGCAATTGCCACAGTTACACCCCTACGAAAACCATTCAGCGGCGGCGGTCGCAGAATACCGCAGGGTTTCATACAAGCAGCACAAGCACCGCCAATACCTTCGTTGCCAGAAATTGACAAAGAACCAGAAACCGTGCAGCCACTTCATCAACCCGTGACGATCACGGCGACAGCATTCGCAACTATCCCCATCATTCGCGCATTGGCTGTGGCTAACATTGAATGGGTAGCGGAAAACGATGATGCTGAAGTATTGGCATTGATTGGATAAAACATGAAAACAACAGTCGTAACCGTCGGAACAACACCAACTATCGTCGTAAATCCTGACGACCAGAACCGTTACGTCTATATGCAGATTGTCACCAGCGCTACCATCTACGTTGGTGACAGCACTGTTACTACCGACAACGGTATGCCTTTGGAGAAGCACACGCATCCGATTCAAATCTTTCTGCCCTTCAAACAAACTATGTATGCAGTTGTTACGGCACAAGTTGGTACAGCGGATCTACGCGTTATGACGCCAGACGTGGATTGATTTGTATGCCTTACGGAATTTCGCAGAACCAACCTGACTGTTCCAATTGGGCGGCTGTTGTCCTGCGTGAAGATGGCGGCTATGAAACACTTTCTTGCTATACCACAAAGCAGGATGCGATTGATCGGATGGTTGCGATGTCGCTTGCTGAAGGATTGGAACCATTGGGTGAAGTCGGTCAGCGTCAGTTGATGCCATTGATGGATGTTGAGATTGAAGAACCAGAAACCGACAAGCCTTCTGATGACACAGAACAAATGCTTGAAGGCTTGGCAGAACAAGAAGAAATGAAGATTACGCCGCGTCAAGGTGCGATGTATGACCTATATGAAAAAATTGCTGATGAATTTGGCAAGTGGGATCAGACAACTGATGCGAACGGCGCGCACTATGTAGCACAATCACCGTTTGCGGATAGTGGAATGGTATGCGCGAATTGTGTGTTCTACGAAGGTGGGCGCGGATGCGAAATTGTTTCGGGGGACATTGCCCCCGAAGGTATTTGTAAATTGTGGATCATCCGCGAAGATTTGCTTTCCGATGGCGAACCTATGGAAGAAGGCGCAAATCTTGAAGCGCGTGCTGTCAATTTGAGCGCACCAGAATTTATGCGCGCATCCGCGCGGCGCGGTTTGCGACTACACGAACAGGGTTTGTCTGGTGATGGTCTAGTTCCCGCGACTGTTGCTGATGCCCGCAAGATGGCAGCAGGTGAAATCAGCGAAGCCAAATGGCGCAAGATCCCTGCCTGGATCGCCCGCCACACGGTTGATCTTGATGCTGTGGAAGGCGATGAAATCACGCCAGGTCTGGTGGCAATGCTGTTGTGGGGTGGCGGGTCTACGAAAGTTAGCGCGCGCCGCGCACAGGCTTATGCGGAACGGATTGTAGCACAGTTGGATGCTGAAGCAGAAGCGCGTAGCGAGAACGACAAGGAAGATGTAAAGTGGGCGGCAACTATGGCAGATATAAACGAAGTGCGCTGGTGCGTCAAGGAAGAAAATGAAAAGCGTTCAATCGCTTTCACGACGCTGGAAGCACGCCAGATCGGTGACGGCAACAAACTGATTGGATATGCATCAATCTTTGACAGCCCATCAGAACCGATGCCGTTTGTTGAATTCGTGCGTCGCGGCGCGTTCGCCAAGACATTGAATGATGGCGCAGATGTGCGCCTGTTGATTGATCACGAAGGTGTGCCGTTGGCACGCACCAGATCAGGCACGCTGATGCTGGAAGAAGATGATCGTGGACTGCGCGTAGAAGCAAGTCTTGATCCCGTCAATCCTGATGCGGCACGGGTCATTTCAGCCATGAAGCGGGGCGACATTTCGCAGATGTCGTTTGCATTCCGCACTGTGAAAGACAGTTGGAATTCTGACAGGTCGGTGCGCGAACTGAAGGAAGTGCAACTGTTTGATGTGTCGGTTGTGACATTCCCTGCTTACGAAGAAACCGTTGCTGAAATCCGCAGTGGACAGAACGCGGAAGAAGTCGCTACCGTTGTAAATAGCGCACCCGTGCGTTTGCGTTCAGCGCAAATCGCATTGGCGCGTCGGCACAGCCGCGATTGAGCCGCGCCCCCATCGGGCGCACTTGGGATCGCACTTGGCGTAACTATCCCAACTATTCCCGAAAGGTGAATTATGAAAGACAAACTGATTGAGAAGCGCGACGCAGTTCTTGCCCGCGCCGAAGGTCTGGTTGCTGCCGCCAAGAATGAGGCACGCGACTTGACCGCAGATGAGGATACCGAAATTGCAAAGGCACTGGATGAGGTTCGCGACCTGGACGCGCAGATTGAGCGTCACGACGAACTTGAAAAGCGTGCTAAGGAAGCGGCTGATCTTCGTGCGAAGAACCAGATTGCTGATGTTGCGACGAAGGTTGTGAGCGAGGCGCGCACCTACGGCAAGCAAAGCCAGCATTCGTTCATTGCCGATGCGTACAACGCACAGTTCAACAATGACTTCGCTGCCCGCGAGCGTCTCGCTCGCCACATGAGCGAGGAAAAGGTTGAGCGTCGCGACGTTACCAGTGCGAACTTCGCTGGTCTTGTCGTCCCGCAGTATCTGACGGATCTTGCCGCGCCGTATGCGCGTGCAGGTCGCCCCGTCGCTGATGCGGCACGCAAGCATGAACTTCCTGCCGCTGGACTGACGCTGAACATCAGCAAGGTCACCACTGGTTCTGCTGTTGCACAGCAGACCGAAGGTGCTGCCGTTCAGGAAACCAACATGGATGACACGCTGCTTACGATCAACGTCAAGACCTTTGCTGGTCAGCAGAACGTTTCGCGTCAGGCACTTGAGCGTGGCACGGGCGTTGACAGTCTTGTGATGGCAGATCTTGTTTCTGCTTATCACACGACGCTTGACACCGCTGTGGTTGCTGAACTGCTGGCTTCGGCTGGTCAGGCGGTTACCTACACCGATGCCAGCCCGACGGTTGCGGAACTGTATCCGAAACTGCTGGATGCCGTGCAGAAGGTTCAGACGACCTTCTTCGGTGGCCCCAATGCCATCATCATGCACCCCCGCCGTCTTGCGTGGATCCTCGCCGCGCTTGATAGCAGCAACCGCCCGCTTGCCGTTCCGACTGGCAACGGTGCGTTCAACGCTGTTTCGGTTGGTCAGGGTTCGGTTGTCTATGGCAACAGCGGCTACACGATCGCGGGACTTCCCGTTATCACGGATGCCAATGTCAGCATCGTTCAGGGTGCAGGCACGGATCAGGACACCATCTACGTTGGCAACCTGCAGGAACTTCACCTGTGGGAACAGGGTGATGGTTCACCGATGATGCTGCGCTTTGAGCAGCCGAAGGGTGCGGAACTGGACGTTCAAATGATTGTCTATGGTTACGCAGCCTTCACCGCCAACCGCTATCCGAATGCGTGGGCGCAGATCAATGGAACTGGATTGGTCACACCGACCTTCTGACGATATTGATCAATGTGATTTGGGGCGGGGTGCAAACCCCGCCCCTTTTCGCGTCATCCAGGAAGTAACATCTGAACATGGAAAAGAAACTGATTGATGCGTTGCTTGCCGAACGCGAAGGATATATTCGTCGTGGCAAGATGGATCGCGTCGCACAAATTGATGCGCTGTTGAAGAAGGTGGATGTTGCCGCTGATGATCAAGTTGATATTGCGACTGTTCAGCCTGCGGATGAGCGCGCTATTATGCCGCGCCCGCGCAAACGGAAGAAGGCATAACTAATGGCGATCACCAATGGCTATTGCACACTGAATGAAGTGAAAAGCGCGTTGCGTATCGGGGTTGCCGATACCGCAGATGATGCACTGCTGGAAAATGCCATTGAAGGTGCGTCGCGTCGTATTGACGGATATTGCGGAAGGTTCTTCTATCAGAAGTCTGCGACTGTCAGCCTGTATGCCTGGACGCTATATCAGTTGCCGTTGCAGAACGATCTTGTCAGCATTACCACCCTGAAAACAGATGATGATGGTGATGGGACGTTTGAAGATACTTGGGTTGTGGGAACTGATTACCAGATGGAACCGTTGGATGTGGCGATCACAGGTTTCCCGTATCGGATGATCACTGCGATTGGTGGCAAGACGTTTCCGCTGTATTCGGTTCCGTTGCTTCCGTCAGCACAGATCAATGGTGTATGGGGTTGGTCGGCTGTTCCCGATGATGTTCGTGAAGCCTGCGTGTTGTTGGCTATGCGTGGATTTGCGCGATACAACGCCGCATTGGGCATTGTTGGTTTCGCTGATATGGCAATCCAGGTACGCGCTGTGGATCCTGATGTGCGGGATATGTTGAACCAGTATCGGAAACTTGGGGTTGCCTGATGGCGGCTACCCCATCACAGGTGATGCTGGGTTTGAAAAACCGTCTTGCCACAATCAGCGGTTTGCGCACGTTTGATTATCAGCCTTCGCAGTTGGTTCCCCCTGTCGGTTTCCCTGTAATCAATCGTGTGAATTATCACCGTGCCATGCGCGGCGGTTTGGTGGTATTTGAATGCACTTGCTTTGTTATCATCGGCAGGTACACAGATGATCGCGCATTTGAAGCATTGGATGAATATCTTGCCTATTCGGGGGCAAAGTCTGTTAGGGCAGCCCTGGAAGGTGATGAAACGCTAGGTGGCGTGGCGCAGTCATTGACAGTAACATCAGGGATGAACATCAGTGCAGTCAATGCGCAGGATCAAGATTTTCTGCAGATGTCTGTTGATGTGACAGTGAACGGATAGGAAAACACATGGCACAATACAAAGTGGTTTCAAGCAAATTGGCTGGCATGAAACAAGGTCAGTTGATTGACGCGACGGATCTTGCGGGTGCTAACATTCAAGCGTTACTTGAAGGCGGTCACATCGCTGAAATCGGTAGCAGGATGTTCAAGAAAGACAACGACAAGCAAACAAAGGTTGAGGAATAACTATGGCAATCATCGCGATGAAGGATGTTTCGGTCACGATCAACAGCGTGGATCTGAGCGATCACGCCAACAGCGTTGTCCTGACCTATGAGATTGAGCAGCAGGAAGCAACCGTGATGGGCGGCAATCGTTCGTTCGTCGGTGGCATTCAGAACAACACGCTTGAAGTCACGCTGTATCAGGACTTTGCTGCAAGCGAAGTTGAAGCGACGATCTTCCCGCTTGTCGGAACGCAGACCACTGTTGTTCTGAAGCCGACTTCATCGGCAGTGGGCGCGGATAATCCTTCCTATACGTTGGCTGATTGCTTCCTTGCGTCGCATACGCCGATCAACGCATCGGATGTTGGTGCTACGTCGCCAATCACGATGACGTTCACGGGTGGAACGTTGACGAAGGCGACTTCGTAATCAAATAATTCCAAACTGAAGGGGTATAACTGATGCAAATTCCATTGCGTGTGTCATTTATCAATGGGCAAACAGCAGATGTTGATGCAGTGTTTGCTGATTTCATTGCGTTTGAACGTGAACGCAGGAAAAGCGTTGTCAAGTTTGAAGCAGATATGCAGTTGACTGATCTTGCGTGGCTTGCATGGCACGCTGAAAAACGGCTGGGGAAAACTGCTTTGAAGTTTGATCCAGATTGGGTATCAACTGTGCAGGCTGTTGAAGCACGCACGGAAGATGAAGGTGCTGTCCCTTTGGAAAGTTAGCAAGGGGAAGCGCGCACTGGAACGTTGCTGCGCTGGCTTGCGAAACTGGCATTGCACCACAGCATTTGATTGATGCTGGTGGATTGATGATTGATACCATGTGGGATTATCTAGCGTGGCGTGCAGAACGGATGCGTCAGAAACGGTAGATGTATAATCACACGCATGACCAATGTGAAAGTTGAATTCCCTGGTCTGCCTGAAACATTGCAGCATTTGCGCAGATATGAACCTGATTTGTATAAGCAGATTGCGGAAGATCTGAAAACTGCTGCCGAACCGTTGGCGCGTGTTGTCGGTTCCAAGTTCCCGCAACAGCCATTGGAAAGATGGCACAAGTCTGGTGATCGGCGTGGCAAATCTAGAATGCCGCCATATAAGGCGTCTGCTGCGCGGGCTGGCGTAAAGCCAATTATCAACACCAATCCGCGCCCGCGTGGTATCGGGAATGAAGTTGGCATTCTGCGCCTGGAACAACGCAATGCTGGCGGTCAGGTCTTTGATAGTGCTGGTTCAGCCAATCCGTCAGCGCGTTTCGTGATGAATTTGGATAAGCATCGTGCGATCAAATCTGCTGGAAATGGTTTCCGTTCTCGCATTCTTTTCCCCGCAGCAAAGGCGCAAATGTCTATGATTGAAGTTGCTGTTAGGCGCGCAATTGAAAAACATGACAGCATCGTGCAAGCCAAGATCGTTGAAGGTTTCTAAGTTATGGCATTAGGCGTAAATATCGTTTCTACCTTTGATAGCAAGGGGATCAAGCGCGCCATCAGTGAATTCAAGAAGTTGGAAGGCGCAGGACAGAAAGCCACTTACGGAATTCGCACCATTGATAGCGCAGCCAAACAACTAGCGGCTGTGGCGGCTAAAGCCGCAATTGGTGTTGGTGTGATTGGCGGTTTGGCTGTTCGCGAATTCGCCAAATTTGATGACGCAATGAACCAATCAATTGCGATCATGGGCAATGTTTCATCAGCGATGCGTGATGAGATGACTAAAGCCGCAAGACAGATGGCGAAAACCACGACGTTCAGCGCGGAAGAAGCGGCGAAATCGTATTTCTATCTTGCGTCTGCTGGTTTGAATGCTGAACAAAGTTTGAAAGCACTTCCAGTTGTTGCGCGATTTGCGCAAGCAGGAATGTTTGATATGGCATTGGCAACTGACTTGCTGACAGATGCACAGTCTGCGCTTGGATTGACAATCAGAAACGACACAGTGAAGAACATGGAAAACATGGCGCGTGTTTCTGATGTGCTTGTCAAGGCAAATACATTGGCGAATGCCACTGTTGAAC